GGACCTGAATTTACAGGTGGAGCCGGTGGAGCAACTACTGCTATTCAGAGAGAAGGAGAAGATGCTGATGAAATGCACGAAGCTCTTGAAACTATCGAAACTTTGAAAGCTGAATTAAACGAGGTTAATCTTCTAAATTCTAAGTTACTCTACACAAATAAGATCTTTAAAGCTAAAAACTTAACAGAAGCTCAGAAAGTTAAGGTATTAACTACCTTTGACAAAGCTGAATCAGTTAAAGAGGTTAAGCTTGTATATGAAACCTTATTAGAAGGTCTAGTTTCAACAACAAGTAATACTAAAGAAGCTATTAAAGAATCTAAGAGTTTTGCATCTAAAGCTGTCGGAACATCTCCAAAGAAGCCTGTAGTGGAGACTGACGGTATGGTAAGTAGGTTCCAAAAACTTGCAGGCATAAAGTAAAAAAAAATTAGAAAGTACATAAAATGTCAAACGTACAACAACTATTAGAATCTGCTAACCCATGGCAGAGTTTGCAATCTGACGCGGTTAGATTAGCAAGCAAATGGGACGCTACTGGCCTTTTGGAAGGTCTTGGTAGCGATATTGAGAAGAACAACATGTCTATGATTCTTGAGAATCAGGCCAAGCAATTGGTAGTTGAGACTTCACAAACTGGAACAGGTGGTAGCTTTACAGCTGGTACTGGTGAGCAGTGGGCTGGAGTTGCTCTTCCTTTGGTTAGAAAGGTATTTGGTCAGATCGCTGCAAAAGAATTCGTTTCTGTTCAGCCTATGAACTTACCTTCTGGTCTTGTATTCTTCTTAGACTTCCAATACGGAACTTCAAAGAATCCTTTCACTTCAGGTGATTCTATGTATGGTGATTCTTCTGACAACTTCGGTAACACCTCTACTGGTGGTCTTTACGGTGCTGGTAGATTCACTTATTCTACAAACCAGTTCTCAGCTTCTGGAGCTACTGCTACTGCAGCTTCTGCTTCTTTGACTGACATCAACTACGATTCTGCTTACAGTGCATCTGCTGCTGCTGGTGAGATCAAGAAGTTGACTGTTGCTACTTCTTCTATCTCTGCTGATATCGATGTATTAGGAGTTAGAGGATTTGTAATCACTTCAGGTTCAGTTGCTGTTGCTGATAACTTAAACGAGTTCCACTACTTCCAAGGCGGTAACGTAGTATTCTTCGTATCAGCTTCTACTGCTGAGATCCCAACTCTGAATGAGTTCTTAATTGAGTACAACAAAGATACTAAGGATAATGCAAGAGGTGACTTCGAATCAGGTGCTAGCTATGCTGTTCCTAACGCTGAGTCTACTTCTGACATCGTAATTCCACAGATTAACGTTTCTATGAGATCTGAGGCTATTGTTGCTAAGACTAAGAAGTTGAAAGCACAATGGACTCCAGAATTCGCTCAGGACTTGAACGCATACCATAGCTTGGATGCTGAGGCTGAGTTGACTTCTACAATGTCTGAGTACATCAGTCTTGAGATCGATCTTGAGATCTTGGATATGTTGATTGAATCAGCTGCTGCTGGTACTGAGTACTGGTCTGCTGTTAACAACAGAACTATCACAGGAACTGAGACTGCAGTTGCTTCTTTCGGAGACGCTGGATTCTTCAACACTCAAGGTCAGTGGTTCCAAACTCTAGGAACTAAGATGCAGAAACTATCTAACATCATCCATCAGAGAACTTTGAGAGGTGGTGCTAACTTCTGCGTAGTTAGTCCTACAGTAGCTACTATCTTGGAAAGCATTCCTGGATTTGCTTCTACTTCAAACGGTGATGTTACTGCCGCTACTTACGCTTTCGGTGTACAGAAGATGGGTCAGATCAACAACAGATACACTGTTTACAAGAACCCATACATGAAAGAGAATACTATCTTGATGGGCTTCAAGGGTAGTCAGTTCTTGGAGACTGGTGCAGTATTTGCTCCTTACATTCCATTAATCATGACTCCTATGGTGTACGATCCAGATACTTTCGTACCAAGAAAAGGATTATTGACTAGA